GAGGCTAATGAATTTATAGAAGAGGATGTTGCGGCAACGGCTTCTCCAGCAACATCTAAATTTGATAGGTCTGTAGATAAACCAGTTACCGATGTGGACAGTGTTGATAAAGAGTCACTATCAGAATTTATTCTAGCAGTCAACACTGCGAGAGTTGTAGCATTTGCTGCGATACCATCTATATCTAAATTATTGAATTCAGTCTCTAAAGATGTAACTTGATTTGATAACAATGAAAGTGCGTCACTATCAGAGTCTATTCTTGTAGTCAGTGTTTGTACAGCAAGAGCTATTGCCGCATCTACTTGATCTGAATCTATAACATCTGTTAAAGAAGTTTGTAGATTGGTAACTGTTGTTTGTAGGGATGTCAGAGAATCACTATCAGTATCTATGCGAGAAACCAATGATGCCAGAGCGAGTGTATTTCCACTTATACCACTTAGGTCGAGGTTTAATAAGTCTGAGTCTATAGTGTCTGTCTTACCCTCAAGATTGCCTATATCACTTTGAAAACCTGTGAGTATGGTGTCATGGTTGTCTATTCTTGAAGTTAATGTATTAAGAGCTGCAGCATTAGCAACTACACCAGAAAGGTCTAAGTCTTGAAAGGCACTATCGACAGAGTCTACGATGAGTTGACTCAACTGCTCAGTAGTGACACCGCTACCCAAACCTATCAAATTATATAATTCGACAAAATTATCATTTATCTTTTCACCAGCAATCCTGAGAGTATCTCCCTGTCCATCGTTTGCAGAAGTTCCAGTGTTTAGAATTTGTCTAGACATTTATATACCTTAATTTTGTTTTGTTATTATTCGTCGCCATCTAAGGTTTGTGGTTCGACTTGAAGTGATAGTGTGCCATTATCTAAAGTCCTAGGTGTAACTCCAGCCCAATCTCCGATAGTTCCTTTAATAAAGGCAGGATTACCATCAGAATCTAAAGTATGATTACCGTCAGAATCTATTATCGCTGTGGAGAATACATCTTGGATTTGTTGTAATGTAATATCTCTATATTCATAAAGTGTATGTGCAGAACTTATGATTAATCCTATGTCAGAAGCGTCAGTCTCTTCCATAGTCAATAATGCAAATTCAGTAGTTGGTTGTAGACTTACTTCATTACCACTGACCGCAATAGGATAATTTGGTGGTTCCAATGGATCTGTTGGATCTCCAGCTGCGATACCCAAAACCGAAACTCCATTAGTTTCAACTTCAACCCCCAAATAGAATCCTGCTGGATGTATCATTTTTTTATAGAGTTTTTCGTACTGATCTAAGGATAAGCCCGTCTTTAGAAGAATAGAGAATATCTGATATTTTTTATTATCCTGAACATACTTTAAAGATTGCGGACCTATCAGAGAACCGCCGGGTTTATCATTTAAAATAAATATATCTTTCTTTGGATAGGATACTTCCACGTCTTCATTAAAGAAAGCTTTAAAAAATTGTTCTACTGATAATTGAGTTCCTTTATTTCTGTAAAAATTAGAAAGGAGTCTTGTCATCAATCGTGGGTTCTGATAGAAAGATGAAGTTTCTAATCCTTCACTTATCTCACCTATCAATAGGTCTAAGGTGTTTAGTTCAGCGTTAGATATGTTTCTTATACCAAACAGATTGTGAATTTGTTCATCATATGAAACACTTCCATCTTCCCCAGTGTACTCATAGTACTTCTCTAGGAAGGTAATAAGTCTGGGATACTCAGTCTGAAAGAACTCAGGCAATACTTGAGTGACCTGGCTTCGATGGAAACTAGGTTCAGATCTATACTGACTGTTTATGGTGTTTAACATTATAATGTAACCCTAGTCTCTCCGATATCTACTAAACCTACAGTAGAAGAAAAATCATTATCTAGTACAATTATGTAATTTCTTAGTGGACTAATCGTGCTCTGATTAGACGGAGTTGCGGATATTTTTATTCCTGTTTCTGAGAGGTAACTAGACTGATCAATAAATAATGAACTTAACGTGACAGAACCTTTCGCTGAATCGTATGAACCTATATTATCTATTATTACAACTCCATCAAGACCTACTAGTCGAAGTTTATTACTACCTAGTTCATTCATGATAGTAACATTTACACCATTAGAACTGAATACTGATGAAGTTATGACGTGTTCATCTTTATCGGGAGATGATATAGTTACTGGGAAGTTTAGGGTGTAGTCTTTTTCTATATTATCAAAAATAATATCTGAAGTAAGCCTTTGTTGTATTTTTACTGACATTTTAGAATTTAAAATTGCATTTGAAAAATCATCTATTTGCGCTAACAGATTACTTCTGCGGAATATTTTATCGAATGTATTTAAATTTTCTGTAAAATACTGTGAAATAAAACTATTAATATTACTTTCTATTGTAGGCGTAGACAAAGAAGTCTTTAGAGGATTAATATTAAACGTAGTTTTTAATTCTATGTACGTCTCTTTAGGGTCTACGAAGACAGTATCTATTGACATAATAGAGAGGTTAGATGTTAGTTGACTTTCTATCTGACCTTTAATATTTGTCTTTACGGATTCTGATACTCCATCTAAAAAGTTTAATCCAACAAACACTTTACCATATTCAGGCGGAACATTATCATTACCACCCCAAGTAGTTACATCCTTTACGTACCCACCGTAGTTACGTGAGATCAATGCAGTATAATCATTCGCAGTAACAAGTCTGTTTTGTGCGCTATATGTTCTAGGAGCGTTTAGTTTAATAGACTCCATAGATTCTTTTTCTGCACCACCAGCTGATGGTGAAACTGTGACCGGATTTAAAACAATATCGTCAGGCATACTATATGCGGTAGAGAAACTCTGCGCACCATTTGCTTCATCACCTGAAGTTGATATGTAGGTAACCTCAATTCTATTATCCGCAGAGGGTGCAGTACCCAAAACATTTCCATCACTAAAGAACATCTCATAGTAGCCGTTAGATGTTTCTCGTACAATATACACTCTAGATTCATCTGTGATAGTAGACTCTGTGTTTATATCTTTATAGGATTCAAAGGACCCCGACAAGTAGTTGTCATATACACGAACTTCCATAGTTGATGTATCCATAGAAGTGTCTGGTATTACGTACACCGAATCATCATTAACACTGCCTACAATAAAAGATTTAACCTTAGTACGACCTTCTTTTAATGTTAAACTGGTAGAACCAGATAAAGTTTCAAACACATAATTATTATCTAGATCTTTATTCCCTATAAAATCTTCGGTGGAAAAGAATGAATATACATTCTCATCTACGGTTCCGGTGAACTCTGTGTTTTTAGGAATAGTTAGAGTTGACGGCCCGGTCGTACTTGTAAGGGATATAGACACCGCACCTGTAGCCGCAGTCTTAGATCTGGGAGAATAACCTAATGTCTCTGCATGAGATACCGCAGAAGAACGCAACTGTGAAGAACTCAGAAAGGATTCATTGATAGCCATATTAGCAATCAACCCATTGATATGAGTATTGTGTGCTAACACGTCTAGTAAGTTAGACAGACCACTCGCACCGAAGTCATAATCCTGAAACTCGGATTGCTGTTTTAAGTAGGTCTGTAGTTGAGATTTAATCTGAAAGAAATCCAACTCGGAGTTCTGTATAGCCATTTATCTATTCCTTGCAATATTAACATTCAATGTAACAACTCTTTGTACGCTTACTACCGCGAAGGTTATTGTTACGTCGATCGAATTATAGTCGGGTCTTAATACACTCTTAATAGTTCTTATTGTTGCTCTGGGTTCATATGCATTTATAGCATAACGAATATTATCTTCAATGTCCGAAGCCACGGGTTCTGTAGAAAGAGAGAACAATAGATCCTGTAGGTTACCACCCATCAAAGGTCTGTATGGAATCTCACCATGATTAGTCATCAATAGATTCTTTACAGATTGAAACACCGCAGCTGCATCTGTCTTCTTATACAGATCACCAGATGGTTTGGGTTCGAATGAACAGTCTACATCTGAGTATGTACGAGAGATAGATGTAGTAATCGGTCTCTTAGATAGGTTACCATCTTGTATTGAAAATATTTTTGCCATAGGGTTAAATTCCTCTAGTACTATTTATACAGATATAGTGACGATTTATTTTTTAATTTATTTGTAAAAAACGCTTGACAATTGATATAAAGTGTTGTATAATACTTGTATTGAGAATGAGAAGAGAGAGAGATAATAATGAATTACAAAGTCGGTGAGAAAGTTTGGGTAAAATGCGCTGGTACTGACACTTGGGTTATTGGTGTTGTTACTGGTAATACCGCTAAGAGAGTTAGAGTTTTTAACGAGTCTAGATCTGTCGAAGGTCTTTATGCTCCCAACAATGTAGAGAGGATTTCGTAATGGAAGATTTAAAAAGAGTAATAGAAGATTACATCCGAGAAGCTGTAGAACTTCCTGAGAATAGGAAACTTTCGGGTGATATCAATTGGAATCTAGTTGATGCAGATGTGTACGCACGTATAAACCCAGTTAGAAACACTGTATCTCTATTCTACAAGTTGTTCGATGAGATCGCAACTGAGATAGAATACAATGATCAAATAACTAGGGACTACAAGAATCATGGGTAAACAACAATCAATACAGGAGTTTCTAGTAAACTTCGAAAAAGGAATGTACGAGAATTCAGATAAAGCTACTCAGTGTAATGCTGGATGGTATGATTGGTTCTGTAACGATTCATCCTTAAAGAACAAGACCTATAGACTAGTACCAAAAATTAAGTCTCTTATTACCTCTAGTAAAATTAATATCTACAAGGATTATGTATTCTTTAAGAACAATTATCCTTCATTCGGGAGTTTGTATGATGATTTCCGTATATGCGATATAGAGACTGGGGGTGTTAAGTACACTATAACTCCTAAAGATACGTGGGAGAAAGGACAAGCGAGTGTATATGGTCGTGATAACAATTTCGAAAAGGCTTTAGTTGTAGGAAATTGGAATGACGTTAAAAAATTCTTTGGTGTAAAAGCTTGACAAAAGTTGTATACTGTAGTATAATGGTTACATAAATTGATAAAGAGAGAGAAATATGAAAACTAACTATATCGCAATGCGATCTAATCCCGAACTAGTTCACTTCAGAAACTATGTTCTATCATTCTATGCATATGATGGTTTATACCCTATAGAGGGTCTATCTGTCGATGCCGTAGAACGTGCTATAATGGAGTATCTAGAGATATGTTCTAGTACCACTCGCCATGAAACTTGGGGTCAGGGTGATTCACTTGACCGTGAACGTGTTCGTGATCTTATTATTGATACAACTTCCAGTAAACTTAAAGTTAGAGAGGCCGCATAATGAAACCAATTACTTATATATCTGATCCAAGCCATTCGTACCTTCAGATTGATGTACGTACTGTAGAGAACCTAGGGTTCATGAACAAAATCTCTGAGTACTCGTTCTTCAATAATAAGTATGTATGGTTGGAGTGTGATAATGATTCACAATTATACTTTGATGCTTTGGACGAACGCGGTCTGGCAGAACCTACTATCTATATGGAGACTCTTAATGAACAAGCTCCATTCAGATTATACCC